TCCTCTTCGTCTACAGCAATCTCCAACTGTTCAGCCAATGAAACCTTATCACCCAAAAATGGGACAGACTTAGTCTCGACTTTAGGGGTGGGAATCAGACCCAATGCCTCAGTCCTAGCCCTCTTACGGACTTCTTCCAAGTCATCGTCTCGTTTGTTGGATTCATCGTTAAGGTTGGGTAGGTCGTGATTCATCTCGAAAAACTTGCAACCAGTACAAAATCCAATACCATTCTTCTGCTGCATAGTACAGCCGTGGCATCCACCGTGAAATCTAATTTGCTCTTCCATAAAACAAAGATAGGAATTTAATTTGCATATGTCGAATTAAATTCCTATTTTATTTGATTATTTGTATACGGTGATAGTTTCTTGCTCTGGTTTCACCTCTTTGCAGCTACCCCAACCATCTTCAAAATCGGTCCCATGGTGAGACGCATACCAACCAGATATCTTAATATAGATATCGTGTTTAACAAAGTGATGAACACGCCAATAGTCTTCACCTTCACCCATACCGCCATGCGAATCTACACACTTAGTGAGACCAAGTACTTGGGTATCTGCGTAGTTCTTAGCTCTAACTTTGTAGTGTTCCCAATCAGAATCTTCTGGTACTGGCTCGAATTCATCTGGGATATTGTAATACATCCCTTCGTCAGCGAATTCGTTAATACCATATCTATCTTCATCGTAATGTTTTTCTACGAGAATCATTATCTCTTCAAATGTAAGTTTCTTATCTTCCATGATTTCTTATTCGTAAACAGTTATGGTCTTCTGTGTAGGAGTCACTTCTGAACAACTACCCCAACCCTCTTCAAACTCAGTTCCGTTATGAGATTGGTACCAACCGTCCACTTTAATATGAACATCATGGTCAATAAAGTGGAATACCACCCACCAATCTTCACCTTCACCTTCGCCACCGTGACTATCGACTTCCTTTACCTCACCATACCCCAAGGTTGCAACGTACTTATCTCGCCTTGCTCTTCGAGTATCATAATCATCATCTGCGAGTGGTTCATAATCCTCTGGAACGTCCACATCTTGCACACCACTGTGCGCAAAATCTGATACATTACTGTAGTCTGCTTGGAGCTTAGTCATAAGCTCATCATAAGTTAATTTTTCCATGTTTTTAATTTGATTAAAATGTTTCGTAATTTGTTACTGTTGATTCAATTGATTTAACGAATTCTACTCCGAGTATTGAAGACTCACCATAGGAATCTTCGTAGGTGTGAACCTTCAAGAATAATTCGTCTGTAATCTTTCTAATTGTATACCCTTCACCGTCATCGTCAGGTTTGGTCTCCACGATTGGCAGAGAACTGAAATATTTCAGTTTTGCGTTAAGGTCTGTTAGGTTAATGTCTGGTAGGTTCATAATCTAGTTGTTTTTGTATTTGAGTTATAAAATCGATTTTTGCTCTGCTTAATTTAATATAGTTCTCCACCACGAATGGGAACATCCATACTGGCGCATGTTGTCTGATGAATTTCTTTAACATCTTTGAATAGGCCACCAAGAAATGTTTATCCTTGTACCTCTCATATGCCATTACATATACTTCTTCTCTCACCACATCAAGCTGCTCTTCAAAGCTAAGTGCATTGAATTTATCTTCGCTTATCTCTACGTCCTCACCGTCAACCAATATCTTTTGATATGCTGGTGTTGGAGTTATTAATGTGTGAAGATAGTCGTGTTCGTGCTCATCATAGTTGACAGCATTCGTGAAGAATTTTTCCTTGGTCATTTCCAAGTCACTTCTTTTATATCTCTTCTGGAATCCAGCCCAATATTCGAACTGCCCCATCATGATATTGATGTCGTACTTGCATCCTTGTTCTAAGAGAAACTGAACGTCCCACATGTGTTTATCCCATCTGATATCAAAGAATAAATGTGACATCTTTAGGGTCAATAATAGGTCTGGGTCAATATATTTTTGACCTTCTTTTACGTGGTTGAATATGAGTGGGTTTTCAAGATATTCCACCTCTGGGGAACTCTTGTAAATGGAAGCGTCTGGCACCATGATGTCCAAATCTTTCGGGACTCTATTAAAGTCGGGAAAATGATGTTTGAGGGCAGTTGAGCCAACGATTAATTCCATGTTTATAGTAATGTTTTGAACTACAAATATACGAATAAAATACCAGAAAAACAAGCCTAAAGGTAAATTATTTTAAACTATTTAATTGGTCTCTAAGTTGTTGAATCTTCCTAGTGTATTCAGATACGCTGATTTCAGCGGTAGCCGAGGACTTCTTGGTTAATGACAATGTAAGCTCGTTTTGAAGTTCATCAATCCTAGCTTGTAACTTAGCTCTCTTTTTTTCTAATTTTCCCATGTTTTAAAGTTGTATTACCCTTAGCGTTAGTTGGGTCGAATGGGCAATGCCGACATCCATTCCCACTAACAACCCTTATATGCGACACCCCTGATGATAGAGCCTATAACCGTACTCGACACCCCAAATAACTTACCTATATTCCCATAAGTATCACTACCCTTCAATTCCCTTATTCGTTTAACCTCATCACAAGTTAATTTGGCATTACCGTTAGAGGTACCAGCGTTCATACCATGTCTAGATAGTGTATTAACCCCACGACTCTTCAACATCTTCCTTATAAAACTTTTTGATAGTACCCCAGAAAATTCTACATGTATTTCATCAATGGTTTTAGTTTCCCACGATTTAAGAACAAGTTCACCATAATCTCGGTCTAACCTATTAAATTTAGCTATCGCCCTTTCCTTCATACTTATAACGTGCTTTTCGTTCCGTTCTTTTAATAATATATCCGCTTCTTCAATACCATATTTGTCCACCCAACAATCGTATACCGACTTATCGTGCATAACATTTTTATTCTTAGCATTAACAGACTTTTTACGTCTGTTAACTCTTTTATCCTCATCACTCATATTAGTGTACGTGTCACCACCACCTAAAGCTATATTATAACCAATGGTGGTAGCACTTAACTTATTAATCCAATATATCTCCCTCTCGTCTAATTCCCCCTTACTATTACAAATTTCCAATATCTCTTTGGTGAAATTTTCGACCCCATGTTTAGATATAGCATATTTCAATACTTTACCAGAACCTAAATAGTCTGGGTTATTTTTAGAGTCTTGACCCACATAGATAGTACCATTAATCAAATTTGTTGTTTTATATATAACCATAGCGTTTATATATAAATATGGCGCTGTAGTTAAAAAGTGTCGTCAGCACCCTTTTTATTTTCTATTTTAGTTGCACCCTTTTGATATTTGGGGGTGAATGGGCAGTTACGGCACATATTAGAACAGCAATACTTTCTAATCTTGGTTAAATAGTGTTCGGTAAGTATCAGTTTTTCACCTTCCTTATACCAATCTACTCCTTCTGTAAAAAAATCGTTCTCTACCATGTTAAATTTATTGTTGACGTAGAAGGAATCGAACCTCCGCTACTTCCTTGAAATGGAAATTTTTGTTGCTGAATAGAACCTTATACAGGTTCCGTTTTTAAGTGTGCTAACCACTACACCATACGCCAATATATTATTTTTTCCTCGCCTTCGCTTTCCTTGCGGCAACCCGCTTCTTTATCTTCTTTTTCTTGAGGTTGAATTTCCTCTTCCTTCTGCCAGCGGCCAAGAACTTCTTCTTGTGTCTATCCCCAGCGAATCCTCCGTGTCCACCATTCTTCATGTTAAGACACTCCTTATCCTTAACCACCTCTTCAGTTACAATCTCCGACTCTAGTTGTGTTAGTCCAGACCTGCTTTTAGCGTAGGCTAGAATCTCAACAATATGAGCCTCCTCTCCGTACTTCTTAACCGATTCTTTAATCTTCTTTCCAGACCCCGTATACCCATCGTTAATATCAAATGTGGAATGCATTCCGATATAATACTTCCCAGATTTAATGTGGGTTGTCTTGTATATGAAATGAAACTTTGTTCGCCTTGTCGCCATATAAGTAAATATGGC